GGTAGAGTGAGTGTTTCCTTTACTGTTCAATGGCACTGTGGATTAGAGATTACGATTCGTCGCTTCTCTCCACACTTAAGGCCTCGGCGCAAGTGGAATCAGGCTGCAAACCCAGCAGAAGCTCCGTAGGGAGCTGTGCACGGGTGACAAGAGGGAAAGACCCTGTTTTCCAAAAGTAGCACACATATACGAGTGCTGCCTTAGGACAACCAGCTGCAGAGGGAAGCAGCGATAGGGGTTGGGCGACTGTGGTAGTCGTTATCCCCCTAACTTGGGCAGCCACACACAATGGAATGGGCTTTAGTTAATGTGTATGGCTTTGGCAGTGCTCCAGCGGCATTTCTCCCTCCTTCGAGAATAATCTTCCCGCCTGGAGTGACTCCGGGCTCGCGAAGTACTCTCGCTCGTGTGGAAAGCAATTTCTGGATTGTCAGTGCTATCGTGGTCGCGGTAGTGGCACAGAGGACGTCCAGCTGGTTCGCATTTACTGTGGTCCCACGCTTTCTGCAATGCCTATGTAAGCCTCGACGTCAAGCAAAAATCATCAAATGCTCGAAGCCGAAGCTCGCCCAAGATCGGAGAGTTCACATCCGTCACACCGTCGAAGAGGAATCAGACTGGGTATCTAACCCTGATGAGTACACCTTCGAAAGAGCAATTAGTAAGATGGCAATACCTCAGTACTGTGATGTTAGTGTTGAGGTTATCGAAACAGCTTACAAGCTCGAGTGTGAGGAGCAAGAAGCACTTGAATTGGATGCCGACCAAAGTGTGCTTTCGGACTCATCGTACCAAAGAATGCCGGATTTCGGGATAGGGCCCTTGCGGTTTGGGTCCTTTCCACCGGTAGTACCAGGTCTACAACCCCCACCTGAGCATCATAGAGGATGGGGGTTCCCTGCATCTGATGCACTTGAACCTGCACCATGCTTGCCCGTCATGCAAGAGGAAACTGGTTGGCGTCAACATTGTCCAGCTAGTGTCTTCCCAAGTGACATTAACGGGTTATCACCAAGTGAACTGGAGACACTTCTTGAGCTTGTAGAAGACAAGATAGATCAGTTCAGTGCAGATTTGACCCTGATCGACCCTAAGACCAACGACCCTGCTCTCAAGTGTGAGATCAAGGTTCTGCATGGCTATAGGAGCAAAACTCTGAGGTATAAGACGAGAATCAAGGAAAAGCTGGAAGCCCTTGAGAAGTCTAAGCCCACCGAAGAGGCACTCCTAAAAGAGTTGGAGACTAAGAGCCAGCGAGAGGAAGATCAAAGGATCAAAGCAGAGATCATCAAATGGGGCGCCGATTTCCATGCCGACGAATTCGTGCGCTCGCTTCGTACCGTGGACCCCCTACCCACGGACTTCACGCCACAGGAAAAGTACCAGAATGCAGTCTGGGAAGACATCTTCCATGAACCAGCGGACAACACGTGGAGTGCTTACTTCACCACGGGACCTTGTTTGCCCTCGTACATTGACCTTGCGATCGAAGTGTTCAACCCCTCCACGGAGGTGCAAAGAGCACTAATAAGAAAGCACGGGCAGGGTATAACAGCGTCAGTTCTACGGTTCATCAGCAACGCTAGGAACTTCTTGTTCCCGTTATGGGTAGTTCTCCCAGTATTGGGAAAACGTGCAATCACTGCAATCCACGACGAGAAAGATGAGTTGCTGCGGATGACAATGTTTGAGGAGTTGCTAGCTCCAGTTTCGTTTGAGGAGACAAGGTTGGTCCACTATGATCGACAACTCAACGAATCTGAGCCAATACGGCAGCTTCTGAAGGTCGTCCGGGACCAGGTGTTTTCACCGACCGGCAGTCTAGGCAGTCAACGCCAGGTACATGTTTCAGGTCAGAATATTGACCTCATCATCACCAGAGAGGTACAAAAGGTCTTCGCAAGACTGGGTCTCTCCAGCCACCCCATCGGCTGTCAAGTGTATTCATGGCTCGGGCCAGCATGCATTAGACATTGCCGTCAGTTCACACTCCCTTCTGCAGCGCAACTCAATCACTGCAACGAGCGAGCAAGGACACATGCTGGGATCCAGTTCGGCGCTGGCCAATGATGGTGCGTTAATGCCTGTGGAAATGGCACTGTGAATCGAGATTACGTTAACTCTTCTCTTCACACTCAAGGCTATTTCAAAGTTACCAAGGCTAGTAGCGCGAAGGTGAAGCCATTTAAATATAGGGCGTTCCATGAGGCCAACGGTCTGGCCCCATCGAACGGTGTAGATTATTGTATTTTTAGCAACAGCCTGCAATCAGGCTTGTCAGGCCTAGTCGAGCGCCTGATTTTCACTCCGTGTAAGGATGCAAACGGCAAAGTCATCATCGATCCGCTTACACGGCTTCCCCAGCTTAAGGAACCGCCCAAGCCTAAACCAGGCATCTGGAAGTGCAGCAAGTACTACAGAGTTATGGTAAGCGAGCTTGTAGGAATCCACTCTGCCTGGACACAGCAGGAGTTCATTGACACGAGGCGTAACAATAAACTCAAGAACCGCTATTCCACGGCAAAGGCTGAATACGAGCAACGGGGGCTGCTTCTCTCTGACAGCAACCCGCAGGCTATGGTAAAAGCTGAAAAGATGAAGCTCAAAGCTTTCATCACGCCTAGGATCATCCAATTCTGCAACCCAATCTATAATCTTCTGTTGGGTAAATATATTTCTTCGGCTGAAAAGAAAATATACGCAGCGATCGACTTAGTTTGGGACCCCTCGGGTCGACTGAAGACCATTATGAAGAATTACAACGCGGAGGAAGTGGCCACGCTAATCGTCTATGCGTGGGAAGAGGTAGAATTGGGCAACAAGCATGTGGCTCTGATCAATCAAGGTGATGATAACGTTGTGATCATGCGCGTCTTGGTCACCGAACGATGTTCAGACACAGGCCTAATGATGACCAAATCAAAGGTATGCGCCATGGTGGTGGATGCAGAACGATTTGATCAACATGTGCACTATGACACACTACTCTTCGAACACAGTCTTTACATGTCCATCTACAAAGATGCACCAGAAGAACAGGTTAAGGAATTGCAGAAGTTACTCAAAAGGCAGCGTGAGTACTCAATTCAAAGCTTTTTCAAGTGTGAACAAACATGGGACACCTACCGTGTCGACGTCAAGAACATTAGAGGACGTCGGCGTTCAGGAGACATGAACACATCACTTGGCAACAATTTCATTGCGACAGCCCTTTTGCATGGGTTCTTCCAAGGCTATGAACCGACAACAGTTGAAGAGAT